AAAAAGAACAAGATGAACTTATCTTAATAGATGATAATAAAACTCCTGTACAGATTTTAGATTTAAAATTATTTCTTGAAGATATAATCAATACTTATTTTACTGCTTCAAATAATTATATTAATAATTACAATCGGATCAAAAAACAAAGAACAATTGAAAATCTAGTTGAGTTATGAGTAATAATTCTGGAGTTTTATTATTTGCAAGGAATAATACAAAGGTAGATTATTTAAAACAAGCTTATTTTTTAGCCAAGCAAGTTAAAAAGGTATTAAATTTACCTACTACAGTTGTTACAGATAGTAAAAATTACTTATTGGAAAGTTTTCCTGATGCTGAAAAAGTGTTTGATAAAATTTTATCAATATCTTGGAGTAAAAATAACAATAATGTTGATTTTGTTGTTGGTAAAGATGAAAATCATTTCTACAAAACTTATTCAGACGGAACAATTTTTAAAACAAAATTAGAATTTAAAAACAACCTTAGATCGACTGCATTTAGAATAAGTCCATATGATGAAACTTTGTTACTTGATACAGATATTTTATTATTAGATAATTTGTATAAGCATTGTTTTACACAAGATCATGATTTTTTAATTTACGATAAATCTTATGATCTAGCAGGTTTTAGGAATTATTCAGAATTCCAGTATGTAAGTGATATAGGAGTTAAGTTTTATTGGGCAACAGCAATATTTTTTAGAAAAACAGAAAAAAATAAAATATTTTTTGAGTTAGTTGAACATATACAAGATAATTGGCATCATTACAAATCAATTTTCCAAATTAAACAATCGTATTTCCGTAATGATCATGCTTTTAGTATTGCTATTCATATAATGAATGGATACAATGATGGCGATTTTGCAAAATTAATGCCTGGAAAACTTTATTTCACAACAGATAAAGATATATGTCATAGTATAAAAGATGATAAAGTTATTTTTTTATTAGAGAAAGAAAATTATATAGGCGAATATACTTTAATGTCCTGGCAAGGTGTAACAATTCACGTTATGAACAAGTTTAGTTTAAACAGATGTATTGATATGGTTAATCAAAATGTCTAAAGGATTTCTTTTATTTGCTGATGGAGACAAATACGTAATTCAGGCCTGTTTATCAGCAATGAGTATAAGTTCTAGAAATAATTTGCCTATTAGTATTGTTACTAATGACATAATTCCAAAAAAATATGAAATTTTATTTGATAAAATTATAAAAATTCCTTGGACGGAGTTTGATGGTTCCAGATATAAAATACTTAATCGATGGAAAACCTATCATGTGAGTCCGTATGATGAAACAATTGTTTTTGATACAGATACTTTAGTGCTTCAAGATTTAAATTTATGGTGGGATTTTTTTAAAAATTATGATCTTTTTTATTTAAATAAAGTTTATACTTATCGATCTAAAGTAGTGGTTGATAATTACTATAGGAAAGCATTTAGTGCAAATTATTTGCCTAATTTATATTCAGGATTGCATTATTTTAAAAAATCTAATAAAGCAAAAGAATTTTTTTCTTGGTTAGAATTAATTTCAAAAAATTGGGAATTATTTTATGGACATTATTGCAAAGAATTTTATCCAAAACAACCTAGTATGGATTTATCTGTTGCAATTGCCAGTAAAATATTAAATAATGATACCGATATAACTAATAACACAGTAAATTTTTTAAAATTTGTGCATATGAAACCCTGTATCCAAGAATGGCAAGACACAGTAGAACATTGGCAAGATAAAGTTGGAGTCTATATTACTAAAAATTTAGATTTATACATAGGAAATTATTTACAAACAGGAATATTTCATTATGCATCGGATAGATTTGTAAATGATATAATTTTAAAAAAATATGAAGATTTTTTAGGTTTATAAAAATGTACGTTCAGTATCAACCTGATAATGGTAAAATTTTATCTATAACAAATGTAAAGCCTGAATTTGATTATATAGAAGTAGATATAGAAGATGTTAAAGATATTCATTCAGGTAAAGAATCTAGTCATAAATTTCAGGTTTTATATGATAATTTACAAGGAAAATTTTATCTAAATAAAAAAGATGTTGATAATGTTTTTGAAAAAACAATTGATTTTATTTTATACGAAATTCCAATAATAGATGACAGGAAAGGTATAACTATAATACAAGATACAAAAAATTCTTGTTGGAAGTTTTTAATAAGCGAATCGTTAGAAATTGATTTTAAAAATAACAATTCATTTACAAATTACAATTTGTATTTTAGTGTGACTGAGTTTGGTAATCCTAACATCTTGTTTAAACAATTAGCGATTAATTTAGACCAATTAGTAAAAAACCATTATCAGATTTTATCGTTCACTAGCGACTTTGAAAAAAATAACAAATTAGTAAGTATATATACAAACAAACGTTTTGAATATAATTTTGAAAGAAGTTAATAATGAATAAAAAGTTTCGTGTTCTAGATTACGACATAATTTATTTAAGTTATGACGAGCCAAATGCAGAACAAAATTATGCTGATTTGTGCAAAAAAATTCCTTGGGCAAAAAGAGTTCATGGTGTAGAAGGCTCTGATTCGGCACACAAGGCATGTGCAGAATTATCAGAAACTGATAGATTTGTGACAATAGATGGAGATAATCGTATTAGAGAACATTTTTTAACCCAAGAAATAGATTTTGAAGAACATGTTGAATTAGAAAATAAAGTCATTTCTTGGTGCGGACATAATGTAATAAATGGACTTATGTACGGTAACGGAGGAGTAAAGTGTTGGCCTAAAGAATTTGTTTTAAATATGAAAACACATGAAAATGCAGCACCTGATAATCCACATGCTCAAGTTGATTTTTGTTGGGATATAGAATATATTCAGATGAACAGTTGTTTTAGTGACATTTATAATAATGCAACATCGCATCAAGCATGGCGGGCAGGCTTTCGAGAAGGTGTAAAAATGGCACTTGATCAAGGAATAAAACCTAGTATTGAAAATTTTAAAAAAAATCATTGGAAAAATTTACATCGATTGTATATATGGTTAATGGTTGGAGCCGATGTTGAAAATGGATTATGGGCAATTTTAGGTGCAAGGCAAGGTTTATTTAAAACAATGTGTACTGATTGGGATTATGTAAATGTAAGAGATTTTAAATATTTAAACAATTTTTGGAATGAAAATGTATTGGATTTAACCGAAGAAGATGCTTTGACTATGATTGATGATTTAGGAATCAAAATTATAAATGAATTAGATATACCTATAAGTTCCTGCCATTTAAACGTAGATCAAAGTAAATTTTTTAAAACAGTTTATCATAATCCGTCTAGAATATCACGAGAAGTAATTGATCCAGAATGAAAGATAATCAAAAAGGAGACGAAGTTGAATTATTAAAAGGAAAATATATTTCAAAATATTTTTCAAGTAGCACAGATTTATTACAAGAATTAAATTCGGTCAGTAAAAGTTTTTGCTTGGCAAAGTGGTATAGTGTAAGTTTACATTTACCTACTGGAAAAACACATAGTTGTTACCATCCTCCTGCACATGATATTCCTCTTGATGAATTAACTGTTGATGTTAATTCCCTTCACAATACTTCTTATAAAAAACAACAGCGACAAAAAATGCTAGCTGGAGAACGTCCTACAGAATGTAATTTTTGTTGGGCAATAGAAGATCAAGGAAATGTTAGTGATAGAGCATATAGGAGTTTTGATGTTTATGAGCCAGGACTAGTTGAAAAATCATTAAACGATAGCAATCCTAAACCTAGATATTTAGAAGTAAATTTTAATCAAGCATGTAATTTTAAATGTTCGTATTGTTCGCCGCATTTGTCAACCGAATGGTATAAAGAAATAAAAGATTATGGATCTTATAATTTAAGTAATACAAAACATAATGATCTTCATTGGGTAGAAAATTTAAAGATAGATAATGGACCAGACAATCCGTATACTAAGGCATTTTGGAAATGGTTTCCTGAAGTTTATCCTACATTAAAAACATTTAGGATGACAGGCGGAGAACCTCTAATGGATAAAAATACTTTTTTTGTTTTTGATTATGTAAAAAATAATCCTAATAAAAATTTGCATTTAAGTATTACTAGTAATTGTAGTCCGCCAAAAGGTCAATGGAGTAAATTTTTACAAAGTTTGAAACAAGTTGAACCTAGTATAGATCATTTTATGTTATATTGTAGTTTAGACAGTTGGGGTAAACAAGCAGAATATATTAGATATGGGTTAGATTTTAATATTCTTTACAAAAATATAACTGATTATTTAATAGTAGGTAAAAAGCATAGTCTTACTTTTATCATAACCGCTAATATTTTAAGTCTTCCTCGTTGGTTAGAATACATAAAACAAATACACGAATTGCGGAAAACTTTCAATAAGGATAGACAATTAATTTGGTTTGATACTCCTATGCTACATGATCCAAAATGGATGAGTATGAAACTTGCTAATGCAGAAATGTTAAGTCCTTTATTAGAAAGTATTAAATATATGGAAGAAAATAGAGAAACTTCTAATAATAGATTTAAAGGTTTTAAAGATTTTGAAGTTGATAAAATCAAAAGGCTATATAATTGGGCTAGTATAAAATTAAATTATCAAGATGATATATTAGCTAAGAAAAATTTTGATTTATTTTTTGCACAACATGACAAGCGAAGGAACACAAACATAAAGGATTGTTTTCCAGAATTAACACATTTTATACAAGAATGTAGGATATTAAATGAGTAGAGATAAAGAAGTAGATGCAGTAGCTAAAAGACTTAACAAAATAGGGCCGGGTTTTTGTGCAATGAAATGGCTACATGAAACACTTTATTTACATACTGGGGATAATCATAGTTGTTATCATCCTAGACCACATCATATTTCTTTAGATGAAATTGCAAAAAATCCAGCTGCATTGCATAACACAGAATGGAAAAAACAACAAAGAAAAACAATGTTAGAAGGCGGAAGGCCGGATGAATGTTATTATTGTTGGAATATTGAAGATTTAGATGGAGAACATTTAAGTGATAGAATGTTTCACAGTAGTAGTAATTTTGCAGAACCTATACTTGAAGAATTAGCAGAACTTCCGTGGAATTCAGATATAAATCCACGTTATTTAGAAGTAAGTTTTGGAAATGGATGTAATTACCGATGTGGATATTGTTGTCCACAAGCAAGTACTCTTTGGATGGACGAAATTCAAAAGCATGGTAATTATGATTTAACTTATAACCAATATGGGATTGAATTTTTAAACAATGGTAATTATTATGGACCTAAAGATGAAAATCCTTATGTTGATGCTTTTTGGAAATGGTGGCCTAGTTTAAAGAAAGATTTATGGGATTTACGAATTACCGGTGGTGAGCCTTTAATGAATCCTGGTGCTATGCAATTTTTTGATCTTCTTGAGAAAGAACCAGCTCCGCAGTTAGATATCAGTATAAACAGTAATCTTGGAGTTTCTACTCAAAAAATTGATCGCATGTATAATAGAGTAAAAAGTCTACTTGAGCAGAATAAAATTAAAAAATTTCATTTATTTACAAGCATTGATACCTGGGGACCACAAGCAGAATATATGCGGACAGGATTAAAATTGCAGCATTGGGAGAGAAATCTTAAAAAAGCATTAAGTATGGGTTTTGAAGTAAATTTAATGTGTACATTTAATGTGTTATGTGTTACAAATTTTAAAAATTTAATGTATAAAATGAAAGAATGGAGAGCAGAATTTGGAACTGAAAGCATTAAATTTGATTGTCCTTACTTAAAAGAACCGCCACATTGGATGATTAATATATTGCCTGAAAGTTTTATGGATTATATGTATGATACATTAGATTTTATTTCAAATGATTCTGATTTTAAGCCTAGCGAATATGAAAAATTTAAAAGGGTAACAAATTATATGAAAACTAATCCTGTTGATAAAAATAAAATAAAACAAGGACAAAGAGATTTTTATGTTTTTTTTACCGAAAATGATAAACGTTTAAGCACAAATTTATTAAAAATATTTCCTGAGTATACTGAATTTTATAAATATTGCAAAAATGTATATCTAAAATATAAAGGTTAATTATATGTGGAACGGAATAATTGAAGCAGTACATTGGGAACCAAGTGATAAGTGTAATAGCGGATGTCCTATGTGTCCTAGATACACAAGAGACGGCTTTGAAACAAGTACTTTAGTAAATACTGAATGGACTTTTGATAGTTTTGTTGAAAGATGGCCGGTTGAATTCTTAAAAAACTTACGGAAAATATTAAGTTGTGGAAATTTTGGTGATCCTTGTGCTTGTAGAGATTTTTCGTCTATATACCAGTATGTAAGAGAAATAAATCCAGGAATAGGATTAGCTTGTAATACTAATGGAAGTTTGCGTACAACAGATTGGTGGTATAACTTAGGAAAAGTTATGCGAGAAGAGCAAAATAAAGGTAATTATTGTACCTTTAGTCTCGACGGCTTAGCAGATACTAATCATTTGTATAGGAGAAATACAAATTTTGACAAAATAATAGAAAATGCACAAGCATATATTGACGGAGGAGGAATAGCTCATTGGGATTTTATTGTTTTTAAACATAATGAACATCAAGTAGAAGAAGCAAAAAATTTAGCCATAAAAATGGGCTTTAAAAATTTCAATATAAAAAGGACAACACGATGGTCAGCTTATAAAGATGGGCAAGGTTATTTTGAGGTAATGCATAAAGGAAAGCATTTATACAATCTCGAACAAGCTAGCGAAAAACCTTTTAAACACAATTTTGAGGATGCTACTTATTTTAGGAACCAGCATAGACAAAGTATGACCGTTAAACAACTACGAAAAGTTGAAGGTAAAAATAATATGCAACATGTTATGGTAGATGGAAAATATAGGACTATATATCTTAATAAATTAAATGTAACATGTAGAGCAGTTAAGGGCAATAGAAAAGATGCAACGTTAAATGAAATTTTTATTAGTGCAAATGGTACAGTAGCTCCTTGTTGTTTTTTAGGTTCCGAACCTTTTCTTGATAAAGAAATACATGATGAAAATTATATAAAAATTTTAGAAATAGACGGAGGAGTAGATAGGTTTAATATGTACAAATACGATATTTTTGAAATTTTACAAAGGGCAGCATTTCAAAAATATATTCCTGATACATGGAATCCTGGAGGAAAAAGAGTATCATCGTCTAGGTTAAGACCGTTTAAATGCGGTAGTTGCTGTGGAAAAGAATTTAATACTTTAGATTTTGGTGAATTAGGAGATAAGTTAGGATCATATCTTGATGAAAAATAATAATAATTACGGCACTTATTGTGTTTTACCATTTAATAGTGTCAGTATAACAGCACATGGCGACATTAGGCACTGTTGTAATGGAGGTTATGATGTAAGTGATTACAAACTTCCTAATGTTAGCAATTTAACAACAGAAGAAATTATAAATAATGACTTCATTCAAGATTTAAGAGATAGTTTTATAAAAGAAGAAAGGCATCCAGCATGCAATAGATGTTGGAAAATGGAAGACATGAATATAATGAGCTTCCGCGAAGTAGCTAATAGATATAAACGATATGACATCAATGTAACTGGTAGGAAAAATATACAAAAATCCATAAATTTTGATGATATAGAATATATTGATATTACGTTAGGTAATAAATGTAATTTAGCTTGTAGAATGTGTTTGCCTAGTAGTAGCAGTCTTTTAGCTAAACAACAAAAAGAAATAGGAATACACAATGGCGAAATTGACATAGAACATTCCGCTGATAATAAAGAAAAAATATTAGATTTATTTGCAAAAGCAAAAAATTTAAAAAAAATTTATATGCTAGGTGGAGAGCCTTTAATAAACGAATTCCATTATGAAATATTAGATTTGTTAATAGCTAAAGATAGAGCAAAAAATGTAGAAATTTATTTTAATACAAATTTAAAAGTGAATAAGATTTCTAGCTATTATCCAATATGGGAAAAATTTAATTCAATTTACATACAAGCTAGTATTGATGGTACGCATGAATGTTATGAGTATATTAGATATCCTGGAAAATGGGATAAGTTATATAAAAGTTTCAAAGAATTATCAGATATAATTGATCAAAAAAAGTATCTTTTAAGTATTTCTCCGGTATTACAAAATTTAAATGTCCATAATATAGTTAAATTAGTAGAAGAACTAAGATTTACTGGAAAATTTGAAACAGGATGGTTTTTTATACCAGTGTCAGGACCTAATCAGTTACACATAGTTCCTAAAATAACTATAAGAGAAGCAATCGAACAAGCTAATAAATTGCCTGATACAAAAGCTATTCCAAAACAGTCATTATTGAATATGTTACAAACTGCACTTACAAAAAAAGTTACACAAGATGAATTGAGATTATTTTTTTATTATACACAAAAATATGATCAATATAGGAAACAAAATATATTTGAAATGGCGCCTCATTTTTTAGATTTAGCAAACAAATTTAAATTAACAATATGGTAATTGAAAGTTATAAAATTTTAAAAACAGATCCTGCTATTATAGAAGTATATTTTAAGACTTTTTCTGATCATATAGTAGACCAAATATATGCAGAAGATAAATTTGTACCATTGAGTTTTACAAATTTAATATTAGAAGCAGGTAGATATCAATATATAACTAAAGACGAATATTCCGACAATTGGCAATTTGTATATAAATATATTACTTCTGCATATAAAGATATTACGAAAATTTTTCTAGAATTAGATAGAAAAAGATACCCTGTTATGTGGGACGAAGGAAATAAAAAAACTAACGACCAATTATTTGATGCATGGTATACCCTTAATAATTTAGATAAACAACAATATTTTTCTATATGTAGAGATACAAAAGGTTTTCAACAAGGACAGCATTTAGATAATAGATTAACTTTATGGGCAGGAATAGTAAATTTAAAAGATAATCATACAGGAACATGTCATTGGCTGGAAAAGGCTCCTTTTGGTCAGGATGCATTTAGAATTCCGCATTATTTTCAAGCAAGTGGAAAGAGAATGGTTGGTACTTTTTGGATTAACACTGAATGCACCTGGCACGGAGTTAGGCCTATAGAAGAAGACAGATATATAGCGTTATGTAATCAGATGTTAGTTGGTACGTGGACAGAATGATTGCCATTCTGTTCCTTCTTTTGTCAAAATTTTGCCAGAATCTGTTGTAGTTAAATTTTCTATCATATCAATAATATTAATTGCATCTTTTATTTCGTCTCCTGCAGGAAACCATATAGGTTGCATGCCAAAGAAAATTCCAGTACAAAACTTTGCAAAGCCTCGCATGATATAAAGATTTGTAGCCTTAACACTTGCATATCCTGCGTATTGCCAAAAATTGCTATCAGTGCTATCAATTAAACCAGTTAACATCCAGCCTATTTTAGTATTTTCTTGTATTTTTGCGTTTAGTTTTTTAACTATATAGTAGGTGAGTTGACAATTCATCCACGTAGATTTATTCCAATGATCAATAGGAAAATGTTCATCGGAAGTAAAAAAGTGTTCGTTTAGTCCTCCTCCAGAATTTTGATTAAAAAATATTAAATCATAGTTAGTTGTTTTTAAATTTTCTATAATTTTGTCAATTATTTTGGTATCTGAATTCCACCAATCAATTAAATGATTTGTAATTCCTGTATTTTCTATCCCTGTGCTAGTAATTAGATCAATTTCGTAATTTTTTTTAAGTAGTTCGTCTGTAAACACAGCTCCCCATTTAGAACCACAACCTAATAGTAGTGCTGTTTTTTTCATATTTTTTTTCCTTTTACATGATTTATCTTTGATAGGAGTTAATTTAATTAAATCATAATTTCCGTTTGTGGTAGGGCAGTACCCTTGTACATTATAATTATTTTCTTGTGCAAAAACTTCTAAAGTTTGGGTTATATGATTATAAGAAGAATCATCTATAAACAAAACACAGTTTTTATTTTTATTGTAAATTGTTTTTAAATCTATTTTTAGCCCGTTTATTGTATGGTCACCGTCTATGATAGCTACGTCAAACATTTCAACATTTATTCTTGATATATCTGTTTGAATTAATTCTAAGTTTGGTAAGGCTGCATTATAAATTTGTTGAATAGTTTCTATATCTTGCGGAAATAATTCAATATTATATTTTTTGTAATAATTTAAAATTTTTTCTTTTATATGGTTATTTTCATGTAAACTAAAAAAATCTTTAAATTTATTTATATCAATACTTGTAACAGTTGCAGTTGGATTTGTTTGAGCTATTTTATAAGCAGTACCACCTGCAAAGGTTCCTATTTCTAAGATATTTTTAACATGATTATTTTGACAATGTTTTATTATTGGATTTATTTTATCAAACAATAAACTTAATGGTTCTTTTAATAATATTTTTGTTATATAATTGCTATTTTTATCTAGCGTATTTTTTTTTATCATAGAAAATTACAAATCAAAAAATATTTATCACTATAAACTAAGATATAAGTAAAATATGCATGACATATTCTATATAAATGATGTAAAGGATCAAACTTACAACATACTAAAAGACAGATTTTTTACTGCTAAATTTGCAGCTTCGGTTTATGAAGCTCAAAAAAAAGCAAAAACAAAATTTTATTGGATTGTATGGAATGATATTGTAATTGAAGAAACTTTTGATTTTACGTATAACCCCGACGAATGGAGTCAAGATGTATCTCATGTGTTTAAAAATGGTTTAAATTATGATGGAATATGGTTATTACCAAAAAATAAAAAAATTTCTGAGAAAGAAATAGAATATAGATTTTTAGTAAGTAGAAAAGAAGTAGATATCTTAGCCAGTTATAATCAAAAATATGATTACTTTGAAGTTGATAGTTATGAGGATTACTTACATGCGTTAAATAACACAAAAACAACCATGTTTTGGGCGTCTAGTTGTAATATTTCTGTGAATCAAGATTTAATACATAATTTTCATAAAACTACTACTAAAGAAATAGTAAAATCAGAAAATCATGTTTTTAAACACATTGTTGATGACAAAGAATTTTATAATGGACTTTTTTTATTAAGTAAGAGAAAAGTCTTAACAAAAAATGAAATCGAATATAGACATTTGGTATCTCGTATAGAATGGAATGTTGTAGGAAGTGGACCAACAGATTATGATACATTTGAAATAGATTCATATGAACAATACCTACAAGCTTGTAAAAACGCAAAAACAGAATTATTCTATGCTACAAGTAAGCAGATAATTCAAAATAAAAAATTAAATTTATATTTTACACATGATGATGTATATAATAGAAAAGAAAATCATGTATTTCTTAATGTTTGCAACGATGAACAGAAGGAAAATGGAGTTTTTTTACTTTCTAAACATAAAATATTAACAAAGAAGGAAATCGAATATAGACATATTGTTCATAAAAAATCATGGAATATTATTGCTAGTAAACATAAACCATATGATGTTGTTTTTATTAGTTACAATGAATCCAATGCAGATGAACATTATGAGAAATTGATCGAAAAGGCACCTCACGCAACTCGTGTTCATGGTGTAAAAGGTATTCACCAAGCACATATACAGGCAGCAAAACAATCACAATCTGAAATGGTTTGGATTGTTGATGCTGATGCTATATTAATGGATGATTTTAATTTTGATTTATATATAGAAAAGTGGGATAGAGAAACAGTGCATGTTTGGCGGTCAAAAAATCCTATTAATGATTTAGTGTACGGATATGGTGGAATAAAGTTGTTTCCTAGGCAATTAACAATTGACATGGATACATCTAAACCTGATATGACAACTAGTATAACAAATAAGTTTAAAGCAATGCCGAACATTTCTAATATTACAGCTTTTAATACAGATCCATTTAATACTTGGAAATCAGCTTTTAGAGAATGTTGTAAGTTAGCATCTAAAGTTATAAATAGACAAAAATCAAAAGAAACAGAAGAACGATTAGACATATGGTGTACAGTAGGAGCTGATAAAGAATTTGGCGAATACGCTATAGAAGGAGCTTTAGCAGGAAGAGAGTACGGTTATAAAAATAAAGATTATGTAGAAGCATTAAAGAAAATAAATAATTTTGAGTGGTTAAAAGAACAATATGAAAAACATACAATGGCAAGATGATAGAGATATTTATGGTAGAATGATATTACTTACAAATTCATATCTTTTTACTGGTCTACGAAATGCAGTTGATAATTATGA